CACACATCAAAGCACTTGATAGTAATATTCTTCTTAGAAAGTATGGAAGAAAATGTGAGAGTGTTGCTGATTACATTACCTTACTTAATACTGGCACACAATTTAAAGCATATAGAGAAGTTAGAAATAAAGAAACAGTTACACAAGAAGTTAATCTTGATGAAATAATTGATACATTAAATACTTTTGCATTAGATAAAGATTACACAAAAAAGATTAAGAAAACAGTAGATTATTTATTAAGAGAATACCCTGAAATATTTTTAATAGTGAAAGGTCAAGATGTCTGATTGGGAAACACAAGTCAATAACTTACAAAAAACTTTAGATGAAATTAAAGTTGATGTTAAAGAAAATAGGCAAGATGTTATCAGACTAAAACAAGAAATGGCTCTTGGAAAAGGAGCTATACGAACAGCCATATTTATAGGATCTGTATTAGGAGCAATTTATACATTTTTTAGATTATTAGATTAAATGGTGCTGATGGAGAGACTCGAACTCTCTAACTCCTGCGTGTCGAGCAGGCGATTTACCATTAATCTACATCAGCAAGGATTGTATGAATACAAAATCAATATTAATTTTAAGTGATACACATTTTCCGTATCAAATACCAGATTATTTTGAGTGGATTAAAAAAATAAAAGAAAAAGTAAATCCAACTATGGTTTTACATATTGGAGACTTAGCTGACTTCCACGCAATAAGTCAACATTTACATAGTGCAGAATTGCCAAATATTAAATACGAAATTAAAGATGCTATTAAATGCATTAAAAAATTGCGTAAAATATTTCCTCAACCTATGCCTATTATAAATGGCAACCATGATATACGCATTCAAAGGCTTGCAGAAAAATCTGCAATACCAAACTCTTTTTTACGCAATATAAATGACATTTTAGAAATAGATAAAAAGTGGAAATGGACTTGGCACGATAAACTTATTTTAGAATTGCCTAATAAGACTAAAGTTTTTTTTACACATCATTTTAAATCAAATGTTATTTCTAGTGCTAAAGAATTAGGAATGAGTTATGTGTGCGGTCATCAGCATACTTTATCGCAACTTACATATATCTCTTCTCCTCTTGCTCTGAATTTTGCAATGTGTGTCGGATGTTCAATTAATCCTAAACATGAGGCTTTTAAATATGCAAAAAACTTTATCAAAAGACCGATAATTAGTGTAGGAGCAATAATAAATAACCAGCCAATTATTTACGCAATGCCTTTAACCGATAAAGGAGAATGGACTGGTAAAATTTAATGGATAAAATTAATCCACCTTATTATAGAAAAAAAATACAAGTTACCGATTTTATAATTGAATACAAAATGAACTTTCTAGAAGGTAATATTATTAAGTATGTATCTCGGTATAAAGAAAAAAATGGAATTGAAGATTTAAAAAAAGCTAAATGGTATTTGGAGAAATTAATAGATGTACACAGAACTTAAAGAACGAATAAAAAAACATGAAGGTTATAAATTAGAGCCTTATCAACTATCTTATAAAACAAAAGATGGTAAAAAAGTTAAAGAAGATTTTTTAACAGGCGGATATGGTCATAAGTTAGGAAAAGATGAAGTCGCTCCAACAACTAAAGAAGGATGGGATGAAATTTTTGAAAAAGATTTTGCAGAAGCATTAAAGCAAGCAGAACATTTTATTGATAAAGATAAAATTAAGTTTGAGGCTTTTACCATTATTATAGAGATGGCTTATCAAATGGGAAGTAGAGTACATAATTTTAAAAAATTAAAAAAAGCATTAGAAGAAAATAATTATGTCGAAGCTGCAGATCAAATGATGGACAGCCTTTGGTATAAACAGACTCCAAGTCGGGCTTCTTGGATGTCATTATTAATGAGAGATTTATAGGAGAGAATATGTTAAATTTACTTTTAGGACCAGTTGTAGATATAGTCGGAAGTACAGTAAAAGGTTTTGTAGATACTAAAAAAGCGAAAGCTGAATTAAAAGTAAAAAAGATTGAAGCCGAAACATCTTTAATGGAAAAGAAAATATCTGGAGAAGTAGATTGGGATATTCAAGCTATGAAAAATACTCAAGGATCGTGGAAAGACGAGTACCTGACAATTATTTTTAGCATCCCGTTATTACTCTGCTTTCTACCGTTTACTGTTGAATATGTTGAGAGAGGCTTTGATGCACTATCAAGAACTCCGGACTGGTATAAATATACTCTCGGAGTGATTGTATCGGCTTCTTTTGGAATAAAAGGAGCAACTAAATTTTTTAAAAAATAAGGAGGTAATATGAAACTTATTAAAGATTTATGGCAACATTTATTAGAGTGGTCTGACTGGTCAATTAAAGATTGGATCAAGGCAGGCATTGTTGCTCTAGTAGTATTATATTTTGTTTCTAATATGTTAGGTGGTGGAGCTTAAAGCTCCATCCCTCTAAAACCAAATAAGAAAGTAAAGAAAAATGCAAAAAAAGAAACCAAGAAAACCTAGATATTAATGAAGAAGGTTAAGCTACCTAAAAAAGTAACTATTGGTGCTTTTGAAGTTGAGCTTATTACAATACCACATGAAGTTAGTTACGAGGTAGGCGAAGCTCAAGGAGTCTTTGTTCCCAAGCCACCATATAAAATATTCTTAGATGAAGGTATTATAGAGTTAGGTGGCAAAGACGCAGTTAATGTAGTAATCCATGAAATGTTACACATTGGCTACTATCAATACTTATTAAAAGATAAAGAAGAAGAGACTATTGTTAATTCGTATGGTAATTTTATGACAGAACTACTATCCAGATCAGAACTAAAAGACTGGATAGTAGATAATATTTAATATTCAAAATTCCTTACAATAAAGTTTAGCTCCAATTTCACAAAGACCATCATAATATCTTTCGCTTAAATGATCTCCACTATAAAAATGTCCAAACTCATGGATAATTAATTCCATAATTTTAACTTTATTAGTTTGTAAATTAAACCAGTCCTTACCTAAAGTTTTATAATAAAAACTCAAATCAGATCCAGAATAACCTTTGCAATAAGTGGCTAACAATCTATTTCCACCTAAACCTTTTTCATTAAAAATTTCAACATTCAACTCTTGATTAAAAAGTTGTTTGTGTAATTTTTTCGCTAAAGAAATTACTTGTTTCATTTCTTTTGTAATTTTAGATTTATCTAAAAGTTCAGCAGGTCTAGTTCCACTCATATTAGGACTAGCATATTTACCTATTGAGCCACTTGGCTTTGCAAAATCCTCATAATCATCTCTAGTTCTTCTTATGTTATCCCAAACTTGAGAATTAAAAGAGCCACCAGTTATGACATTTTTATCATCTGCAAAAGCCTTCTTATTAGCTTCATGGTCTGTAACATCAAAGACAACTGCATCATCTCCATATCTTACATCAATAACATCTTTAACTGCATGAGTATCTGCATTTTCTAATGCTTCTTGCACCCAAGATGATTTAGTTTCTTCTTCACTTAAATCAGATGATGTATGATTGAGTACATAAGTCTTTAGCTTTTTAAGATAGCTAGGACTTACATTATCTCTATCTTTGTTAAGAGGTATCTTTTGATCTACATTTATTGAAAAGCCAATATCAGTCTCAACAACAGGAATACCCATTTCATAAATAAAATGTTTATCTGTTTTGAATAACTCAATATTAGTATTTCTTGATGATCTAACTAAGTTACCCTCATCATCGGAAACAACAGTAGGTAAGTTTTCAGTAAAAGATTTATAAGTATCTGGTCTAATGACATTATCACCATTTACAGAATATTTTACATTTACTGGTGGTATGATAGTTTTTGCTTTATCTTTTAGATCAGCAATCTCATCATAAGTTAATTTTAACTCACCATAAAATTCTGTACCCTCAATAGTTCTAATTGATGATCTTTTTCTTGTACCATCATCTAAAAACTTTACTGAACCAGTAGTAGATTTTATGTGAGCATATTTAAACATAGCAAGAGCAAACTTTTCCCCTACATTGAATCTACCCCTTTTTTCTACGATACTTTTTTTGTAACTAGGGGCAAACATAGTGTAAGAGTCTTTTAAGTCTCTAAAACCATCTTTGCTATTATCTATACAGTCAATATAACTTTGATACTGAGTTGTTTTATTAACCCATAAATTGCATACAGTTATATCTTCATCAAAAGAATTACTAACTAATTCTTTAATAATAAAAAATTTATTTTTATCATTTTGAATTTGTTGCAATCCTTTTTTGTCTATTTCAAACCAACTATTTTTCATTGGCTACTCTCTTTCTGCAAAGTAACTTTGGGGTTTTTATTTTGGGGTAATTTTGGGGAACACTATTATTTCATAATGTTCCCTTTTATTACATAAAGATACCAAATTTCCCAATTTATTACTTTACAGAACATTATTAGCATTTGTGTCGAGGGAATGCTAGAATTATTTTTAACTATTTTACCCCAGTTTTCTGGGATAAATTTAACTATATATTACTTTATTTTCGTTTTGGGGGTAAATTGGAGCAACTTTAGGCAATAATTTAATCTTCTCTGGCATAATTTGTGGCATTATATGAGAGTAACCATTCATGCTTTTTTGACTTTTCCATCCTCCAATATCTTGAATATCTTGATCTTTACATTGAGCATAGTTTCTTAACCATGTGGCGAAAGTGTGTCTGCATTTGTGAGGAGTTTTTTCTGAGTTCACTTTTGCATTCATTAACATAGTGTGCCAATTAAAATATAATCCATTGTTATCTTTTTTGTGATCCCATTTAGTTCTCCACATAAAAACATATTGTCCTTTATCATTAACTTTCATTAACCATTCTCTTAATGTTTCATGCATATAAATAATTCTTCCTTTATCTCCTTTACCTTCCCATAACCAAATTGTATTTTTTTCAAAATTAATATTTTCCCATTTACAATTGAGAGCTTCTTGTAACCGAGCTCCAGCATATATTAAAAAAACTAATAATAATTTTGTTTGAAAAAAATTAGTAGAGGATAAACATTTATTAACTTCTTCTTCTTCAAAAAATAACGGATCTCTTGTAATAAGAGAAAATCTTTTTATTTTTAAATAATTACATAAACCTATTTCATTTGCATAATGTAACACAGTTGAGACACCAGTTATAAATTGTGTGTTGATTGTGCTTAAATGACTAGACTTTTTTCTTTTTTCCATTTCATCTAAATCGCTATATGCTTTATTCTTTAAATATTTATATTCTTCTTTAAATGGATATGCCTCCCAACTTTTCTCTTTAATAATTAAATTTGTTATTTGGTTACAAACATAGTTACCTAAATATTTTCTAGTCTTTTCTATTTTTTTTATTGTTCCGTCAGAAGGCGGACTATCTGTATCTTGTAATTTTTTTTCACAGGCTTGGTCATAAGTTGTAGGAGGCTTATCTAATCTACCCTCATTAATTTTAGCTTTTAAAGTTTCTATAAAATCATAGACATACTTATCAGCCTCCTTTTTATTTTTAGTATGGGTACTTTTATTTTTAATGGTTAAAGATTTATCTTTATAATAAAAAGTTCCATTAATATAAAAAGTTTTATTTCCTTGCTTAATTAAATCTGGTCTTACTTTGGCTGTGAGGAGCATAATTCAATTATCCTTTCAATATGTTGATCGGTAAATCTTAATCGTTTACCAATCTTCGTATGTAAAGCAGACTCTTTGGGAAATTTGAATTGTAACTCTTTAATATCTTTCCTCATAGTTCGAGGATGTCTATTAAGCCTAATGGCAACATCTTTTATTTCATACATTTTATTCATTTTCAACCTCATAATCTTCGTATTCCTCTCTTTTGATAATATTAAGCATATCTTCTTTATCTAATTTGTAATTCGGGTGTTTTCTACCTTCCTCAATCTCTTTTTTTTCTTCTTGGGATGTTGTATAGAGAACAGGGTTTTCAGGTGCTGTACGGGTAATTACAGCAGCTTTTTCTTCCTCTTCTTGCTTTCTATGACCTTCATAAATCAAATCATAGAATTTATTCGGCAATAAGAGGATATGGTCTTTATCATCATAAACAATACACCACCAATAATGAACTCTATCCGTTGATTGAAAAGTGGACTCCCATCTTTTAAAAGAATACACACTTTTAGGTGGACTTGTACCCTTAGTTAAATATTGTAAAAGTTGAGAGTAGTCTAATGATCTAGCAGTTTGTTGATCTTCTAAATATAAATTCCATAATTTATCAACTTGTACTCCACTTTCATTTAGACCTCCCTTATCTATTTGTTCTATCTTTATAATTTTTTTACTCACTTAATAACTCCATTTGATTTGTGTTGGCTTTTTGTTTCCAGAAAACATTACACATTCTAAATGGTTGTTCTCCTTTAAATCTTGGTGGAATAATTTTTTTTGTTTTTGTTAATAATGCAGACTCTAATTGCTCTACATTTAAAAACATCTTTTCGTTATTTTCTAATAAAGTTAAAATAGCTCCACCTTGTTTAATTGCTTTTTCTACTTCATAATCTTTTAAACTAGCCTTGCCTTGCCATAAGCGACCAATATTTCTTTTATAATAATTCATGGGGTAAATGCTCCAAGTTTCATTTCTGCTCTCATTGTTGCATTGGCATCAGACATTAATTCTATCTTCGTAGTAATTCGATCAAGTTGTGCAAACATTTCATCCATAAGTTGTTCAGCATCATCTAATAATTTATTAAAATCAGTTACTTCATCATTAACTCTTGATTTAGCTTTTGCATCTTCAACACTATTTTTTTCATTACTAAAAAAACGATAATGTAAATATTTAGATTTTTCGCATTCATCTTTTTGTCTAGTTAATTGATTAAACATTCTTTTAGCTTCTCTATAATTTTTGATTGCCTCCATTTTTGCCTCAGCAATTTTATGAGGATCATACTTACTTAATCCTTTATCAATGCTCATAATTTCCCTCAATTTGCTCTTCTAATTTATCGGCTATTAATCTAAGTGTGGTTGCTCTAACTCTAATATTAAAATCTTTATCTTTATGACAAAGATCATGGCATTTACGACAGAGACAAGTTAGGTTAGTAATATGATCTTTACATTTACTTCCGCCCATTTGTTTAGGCTCAATATGATGGATGTCCGTGCCTTCCCAACTATTACATTCAAAACATTGCCAAGTTTGTGCTAAAGTTAATTCTGGTAACCAAAAATCATTAAAAATTTTTATATGTTTATTTGCCATTAAATAAATTATCTCCAATTCTCCAAATCATAAAAGCTATGAATATTAAAATAACTAACTGTAAAATTTCTAAAACTATCTCAATCATTTGCTAATTCCTTTATGTTAATCATTTTCATTCCATAATTATTAATGCCCTTTGGAATGAATAAACCTTCAACTTTAATTGGCTTGTTTCTTTTAAAAGGTTTGTAATCTACGAAATGATGCCACCTATTAAATCTCCATGTAACTCTAGCTAAGTCTGGATGCATTTCTTCTAACATTTTAGATTTATTTAATGTGCCTTCTTCATCATAAAATTCTTTAGAGTTCCCTCCTCTAATTCTTTGTGTAGTGGCTTTCTCTTGGAGGAATGCATTAAATTGAAGAGTGCAATCTCCATCTTTTAAAACTCTTAGTGATAGATCTGTGTCCTCATTATAGCGACCTCTCCATCTATACTTTGTTTTATTATCAATAAGTAAAGTAGAATAAATCCTAGTATTAAAAAGATATGGAGGATATTTTTCACTAGCTAAACAAAACTTACAATAGTTAAATCCACTAATTAAAACATTTGTATAACGATCAACAAAATCTTCTGCACATTTAAAGATAGTTCCAGTTTGTACTATGTTTTTTGCATTGCGATTTAATCTATAAAAATCATAAATGTTATCATCTAAAACCCAATGTCTTTTAGCTCCTAATCCTATGGAATGATCCCATGCAAAGTTACGAGCTGCGCCTGGTCCTGTACCTCTTCCTTTTCCTATTTCATCATTGAATACATCATAATTAAGTTGATATTCTTTTGGTAAAATTAAAACTTTTTCTTTATCAATAACATTAGTGTATTCCTCATATTCTTGTTCTTCGACTATAATATAATAAAATACTTTCATTCTTTCTAAAGATTTGCTTGTCAATCTAGACTCCCATCTTCCTTTAGAAACTATGTAAATTGGATATTTAGGACTCATCAACATACCTTTTACTAAAATGATCTTTGAAAGTTAATTTGGGATGCCAAATACTTTTAGTCCTATTGTTTATTTTTTGACTTATCTTTGTTGCGAAATCTTGCAAATCTTCCTCATTTCTAAATCGTATAATTAATTTGTGATATGACTCTTCTTGCTCTTGAACAAACTCAGGCATTCCTTCCCATTCATCTTGCCAAAACTCTTTATCAAATTCTTCTCCAAAAAGAGAAGGTGTATTTTTTTTGTTCATTAAATAATAATTTTATCTGCATAAATTGGCTCTTTACTTAAATGATGAATAACTGTTGTATGATCTTTTCCCATTGCTCGACCAATAACAACTCCACTATGTCTCGTATGTTTTTTAGCCAAATGACAAAAATCTCTTCTTGCACTAACTAAATGTTTGTCTCTTCTTCCATTATAAAATTCAATAGTTTGTATTTCATAATGTTCACAAACCTTTTCTCTAATTTTTTTTAATGAAATTGGAGTGTGAATTTCATAATCAGGGAGAGGCTCAAAGTTTTTAAATATAGGATTATCGCACATCCTTTTTAATATTTTTTCATACTTAGATATTCTAACTAAAGCCTCAACCTGTTCATCTGTAAATTGTTTTGACATTAAAAGGGGATGTCCTCTTTTTCAATATTACTATTGTTATCATTAATACTTTCATCTTTATCTTCAGGCTTCTTCCAAGTATTTCTCTCAGTATATAAGTTTCCTGCCTTAGACTCCTTTATGTCAATATAAATCCAAACATCTTCTTTCGTAGTAGTTCTCATAAACTCTAAAAACTCATCTCTCTTCAAAGATATTTTCATTTTAATAAAGTCTGGAGCATTTTTTGGTCTGCTAGCATACATCCCATTTACAAATTGTTTATCATCCATTGATTATAAAATCCTCACTTGCTCTTTTATTTTGGCTCTTCATAGGTTTACTTTGTGATGCTAAATTTCCATCATCATCATCACTAGCTAAACCATATAAACTTTGTAATCCGTACCGTTTTGCATAAGTAATAGCTGATCCCATTTTTTGAGGATTGTCTTTATCATTTGCATTAATCAAAACTGGAACACTACAAGTTAAAGTATTACTTACTGCAATATGATTTACTGTTGTTGTAACAAAAATATCTTTATGTATTTCTTGATATTTTATTTGAGTTCCATCTTCTTTAATTTGTACTCTATCAAGTATAATATTTTTATATTCTATTGATTGAGTAAAAGATAAACCAAACTCTGCACCATGACTTACTGCATTAATGACACTTGTTAAATCGGAATATTTACTTTTAAAGTGTGGGTTAGTAGAACTTTTTTGTGCTTTAATATTTAAGTCTTGAAACTTATTTAAAGCTCCTATTAATGAATGCTCTCCTTCTTCATAGGCTTGTGCAATTATTTCAGCAGATTGTTTTTTCATTTCTTTTTTCCTTTCATTAATTTGTTTAATTTCTTATCTAGATCGAAAGCCTTTTTTAAGGTTTTGAATTGTTTTAAACCGAGAGCTAAATCTTTTTTTGAAAATTCTTTTACTTTAAATTTATCATCATCTTTTGGAAATCGAACAATGATAGCTTTATCAATCTCAATGCCTTCACTTTCTTTTATTAAATATCCATAAGCCGATAACTGAACTAACATATCACTATAAAAATCTTTGGAGGTTTTAAAATCTATGAGTATGTACTCTCCATTTTTTTTAACTAGAAGATCAGGACATCCTCCACATTCTAATTCAATACTACCCATTTTTTTCTCAGTCCATACAATCTCAAAATTACTCATTGCTAAAAGCCTCCTCTTAAATGGTGGCTTTTTCTTGTACAATTCGTTATTTCGTCTAGTCGCTTACAACAACTGTATTTCCTAGATACCACCTCAAAATTACTCATTGCTAAAAGCCTCCCACCATTCTAAGAATTGATTAAAACAATTTTTAACAATTGGATCATCTGGCAATTGATATTCTTTTTTTAAAATGTGGAGCTCAGCCAAATCATGTAAATTAGTTCCAATATCTCCAGCCTTATTTAATTCATCAAAATAGTTAATTCCTTTTAGTCCAAGTTTATTTGACCAAATTATCAAACCTTGTGCATTTTTAAATCTACCTATGATAGTAGTAACACTAGGAACTTTTTTATCATTTAATATGTAATTACCTGTTGGCATTCTTTTTTTTCTTTCTCTTAATTATGTGTTCTTCAGCTTCCCAATTAACTTTAAAATATTCATAGGTGGCTGTACTTTCATTTTTTTTTAGGAGGAAAAATGAAAATATTTTTTTAAATACAGCCACCATATTCATTGTATCAATGTCTTGACGGAGATAATTGATACAACAAAACCATTATGATCTTTTTGTTGCTAAACCTATACCAACCCAAACATACTTATTATTTTTACCTAAAGGCTTTTCTAGTTTTTTTCTTTCTTGGCATTCTTTTTGTAAAGCCTCTTCTCTATCCATGTTTTTCCATTCCAACGCAGAACAAATAATTTTTGATTTTTTTTCTTTTTCAAAATTTTCATCAACCATTTTTAAATTCGTTTTCATGCTTACTCCTTTTTATAAGGGAGGTTTTTATGCCTCCCTTAATGAAGATATAAAGTAGGTCATAAGCTCATCCTACGACCTACTTAGCCAATTATTTTGATTTTCTCGAACGAGTTGAAAAGAGAAAACCACCATTTTAGGAGCAATCTAAAATGATAATATGTTCTTTAATGGATTAATTTGTGATTTGCAATTATTATTTGCAAAAAAGGGATTTATTGACTTATGAGTGCTTTTACCTTGTAAAACTTAGAAAAATCTAAATGGCTAGTGTTGGTTATTGGAAAACAAACATCAAATTTAGCATTAAAATATTTTAATGTATGATAATTTAAAACTTTATAAGTTTTTTTTCCTAAATATCTAGTAACTAAACCAATATAATTTTCATGGGAGTTTTTTAAATAACAATAAATATTCATGGCTTCTTTTTTTTCTAATTTAATTTTTGGATCATACCAAAATATAGTTTTAGCATTTTCTTGATAAATACAAAAATTGCCATCATTCTCAGTATCATTAGGAGCAATTAGGACTTCCCATTCATCCTCATTTCTTAATCGAACTAAACCTTTACTATTACAATAAGCAACTAAAGGATATTGAGTTATATTATTATCTATAATTTTAAGAACATGAACTTTAAAAAAAATAGAATAAAGATATGCTTGATCTATATTTATTTTTCTTTTTCCTGAAAAATGTAAAGAAACTGTTGAAGTATCAATACCAGTTGCTTCAGATATAATTTCATTACTCTTAATACCACTTTCTTTTTTTACTCTTATTAGAGCTTCATTCATTTTAACCATGTATAACCTTTAGTTACATAATACTCAATAATATTCCTTTTACTATTAATCATTACAATTTGTCAATTTATTTGAAAATAAATTTTATATTTACAAATTAAAAATTAATCCCTAAGACCTAGAACATAATAAAAACATTATGAAAATTAAGTGCAACATATGTAATAAAACCATGAATTTAAGCCAAAACTTAACAAATAAACAATTAAAAGTCTTACAATTTATTAAAAAATACAAGAAAGAAAACAATAATATTCCTACAATTAGAGATATTGTTAAGGGTTTAAATTACAAATCTAATAGTATTGTATCTTTTCATATTGAGGCACTTGTGGATAAACAATACTTGGCAAAAGTACCTCATAAAAATAGATCAATAGTAATTCTCAAGGATGTTCCTTGTGAGTGATAATATAAAATTTCCTTATATAGATTTTTATTATGGCGATTGGAGAAGTGGATGTGCTGGAATGACTGCTCAACAAGAAGGATTGTATGCTAGGTTGTTTTGTCATTTAGGATTAGCAAATGGTAGAGGTTTACCAAATGATTTTAATTTTATTTTTAGGATGGTTGCAGATCCAACTGATAACCTAGAGACAATCGAGCAACAAAAAGCAGACTTGATGTGGGTTATTAATGCTAAATTAACATTAATTGATGGTCGTTATCATCAATTAGTGCAAAAAGAACGAAGAGAAAATAAGGTTGATATTGTTAAAATTAGGCAAGAAACAGGGAAAAAAGGTGGTCTAGCAAAAGCTAAGCAAATGTCTAGCAAAGACTCTAATTCTAATTCTAAATCTATATCTATTTATAATAGTATATGGGAAAAGTTATCAATTAAACGAGGATCAAAAAGTGTTGGTTTAAGATCATGGCTTAAAGTTGCTAGAGATATTAAACCAGAAATATTAATTGAAAAATATAATGCTTTATGTTCGCAAGCAGATGATCCTAAGTTTATTCCACATTTTGCTACATGGTTAAACCATGAGAGATGGGAAGAAGAATTACCGAAGAAAAAAGAAGAAACTTACAATATTCAACCTGAAAAATCATACAAAGATTATGTTTGGTTTGTCAAAAAAGGTATGAGAAGCACTAGAATTTCAGACGATATGGTTAGAAAAATGAGAGATGAAAACTTAATAACAGAAGAAGAGTTTAAGGCTTGGTAAAGAAAAAGAAAAAAGATAAGCATACTATTGATCTAGGAGGTCAAGAACTCATAAGAGATGATAAAACTAATACATTTGTTAGAAAAGTTGATAGAGCTCGGCTTAGATTAGTAGCTTATGGTCAAGATAGGCATTTAGAAAAAGAGATAAATAGTGTTTTACAAAATTATTATTTAAGAGATTTACTAGATATAAGAGATAAAAATAACAATAGTCTTAGGTATCTTGCTGGATCTAAGTATGAAAGTATGTTTGAAAATGCTGGAATAAGACAAAAAATAACTTCTAGCTTAAAAGAAAATTTAGGTGGTAGTTCTAAAGAAGAGTTTTTATTAAATAATTTAAATGCAAAAAGTGAATTTCGTTTTATAGATAAAGAAATGGGTAAACATAGTAAAATATTGTGGGATGTTATTATTGAAAACAAACCTGCAAAGAAAAGGATGGATGAATTACGGGAAGCTCTTGATAGATTAATATTATTTTTTGATATGTAAAAAAAGGTATGTTTTAAGCCATTTTTGATGTGTAAAACTTCTTGTTTCTTACACAAGAATTAAATTTTTTTAGATGGTATTCTAAATCATAATTAACAAGGAGAAAAAAATGAAAATTAAAAAAACTAAACATATTTTATTAAGTAATATTAAAAAAGCTAAAGAAATATTAAAAACTCAGGAAAGATTAAATCTTTTTCCAGATTATGTAAAAAACATAAAACAAGATATAAAAATTATGAAAAATCAATTAAAGGAGGTTGAATAATTAGCCACATTGCTCTTGATAGATTAATATTATTTTTTGATATGTAATTTTTTTTTATGTTCTTATTGTGTACTTATTAACAAATCAAACCTAAATCTATATTAAATTATATAATCAATACAATTACGACTACACTTATAGCCATCTTAAAAGGTGGCTTTTTTTTATGAATGAACAAAAACTCTTTATTGCAGTTTTGGTTCAGGGAATAACGGATGCACTTAATAAATTTAAGTGGTCTAGTAGGCTTAATTCTAAATATCAAATAGAAGCTCAAGAGTGGATAGGATCAAAAGACTTTAATCTTATTTGTTCTTATGCTCAATGCCAACCGCACGAAGTAATAAAGATGTTTAAGGATATAAGTAAACATAAACATTATTTAACTTTGGAGGACATTAGGTATTTATTAAATGAAACTTTTAATAGACGATTTGTTTTGTAGTATGTTTATGGTCAAAAACCCTGAAACAAAACAACCAGAAATAATTATTAGATTTACTAACTTCAATACCGAAGCTGAAGCTATGGAATTTGCTCGTGTTTTCAAAAGCCAACCCGAGTATGAAGAGTTAAATGAGAAGGTTACATTACATTAAATGGATAAGGTAATAAGAGGCAGACCAAGTAAATATAATAAAACATTGGTCAAAGAAATATTAGATCAGTTGTCTAGAGGTATATCCATCCGAGATGCAACAAAAAATTGTGGCATTACATGGACTTCATGGAGGAACTGGATCTTAAAGGATGAACAACTAAAAGAAGCCTATGCAAAGAGTAAAGAGATAGGCATAGAGTATATCATCAGTGATATGGATAAACGCATTGAGTCAGCATTAGATAAGCCTAAGATTAGTATGTCGGAGGTTAAGCTCCTTGAAATTTATTCTAAGAATTTACAATGGAAAGCAGGAAAACTTAGTCCGAAGCAATACGGTACAGAGAAACAACAAACATTATCTATTACTGATAAGGATGATAAGAAGATAGAGATTAGTTGGCAAAGTGATTAAATATATTTGAATTAATAAAAAATTAGTTTATAAATATTGTTATGAAAGTTAATGACAAAGTATGGGTGTTACAATCAGACATTGATAATGATTGTTATGTTGCAGGAAGAGTTGTTGGCTTTACTCCTAAAAGAATTAAAGTATTAAACTTAACAAGAGATGATTGTTATAAGGATGAAAGTAATGCTATTGGTAATTATAAAGCTAATAGTGTTAAGTTAAGAGATGAAATTCTTGAATGTGATACAAAATAGTTATGAAAATAACTCAAAAGAGTATCAAATAGATAGTAAGTATGAGTAATAGTGAGTAGGCTTGAGAGTAAAAAGGTAGGGGATATATAAGTTTAATATAAAATTTATCTTTTTTTACACAAAACTCTTGCGTAAGAGATTTTTTTCTCAAAAAAATAAAGAAAATTTTAAGAAATAATAATTTTTATACCAAAATAATACCAAACCATTAAGTTCTAAGCCAAAACCAACAAAATAATTGCCTAGAGTAAACAGTAGCTTGATTTTAATTATACAGTAACCCCACGGTTCTCTGGTGTAATTGTTCGTAACCAATTTCAACACAATACAAAACCACTATGAGCTTTTTATGAAAACTAAAAAACCTAAACCAAAAAAAAGAATTGATCCCTTTAAGGAGTTAGTTCTAGCAATGCAAAAGAAAACACACCTCCCCGATACTGCAGGCAAAGGTGTTGTTAAAGGAGATGATGTGGCTAGTATGAAAGATATTTTAGAGCAAGGAAGTAAGGATGCTTGATACCATTTCCAGAGAACAAAAAATATAATATTATTTATTCTGATCCTGCTTGGAGATTTATAACTTATTCTAATAAAGGAAAAAAGAAAAGTCCAGAAAATCATTATGTATGTATGAGTATGGAGGATATT